CTGATATACGGGGGGGCGCGCGCGCGTGGACTATTTCTTGTAGTTCCAACCCAAATTTGCGTGAGGCCAAATTAGAAAAAGTCCGCAATAACAACTCCCCTCAAGCCCTTGCTATTAGCGATGTTGGTTAAATATTAGCCAATTAGATTAAATCGTGGTTTAATTCGCCATATTAAAAAAAGCCAAAGGTTACGATGTTGTAATGTCTGACACTATTGAGAAAGTAGATCCGCCCAAGCGTAAGCGTGGACGACCAAGAAAGTCTGAGGTTGCTGTGCCTAAGAATCGCAAGATAGGCCGACCCAAAGGCGACCATTCGGCTATGGCGGAAATGAAGCAGCGGTTCCTCGCGAGAAGAGATACCAATGCTGTGATAGAGTCTATCTTCCGAGCAGCTCAAGATGACGACCACAAGAACCAATCTGCTGCGTGGAAGCTGATAGTAGATCGTATACTGCCTATTAGCTCGTTTGATAAAGACAAGCTAGGTGGTAAGCCCACAGTCAACATAACCATCTCAGGGGTCACGGATACAATCGTAGAGCCCGAAGTGATAGAGGGAGAGTTCCATGAGGATTGAAGACCTGCTCATCAAACACGAAGCGATGAGACTCAAACCCTACCATTGCACAGCGGGGGCTCTGACTATAGGTGTCGGGCGCAACCTTGATTCAATGGGTCTCTCAGAGGACGAGGTATACTACCTTCTACAGAACGACATCCGCAGATGCGAGAAGGAACTATTAAAAGCCTTTGAGTGGTTTGTACACCTAGACACCGTCAGACAAGACGCTATGATGGACATGTGCTTTAATCTTGGAATCAGCCGTCTTCGCGGATTTGAAAAGGCTCTAGAGGCTATGGAAGATGGTGATTACGAGGAAGCAGCAGTAGAGTTCCTAGACTCCAATTGGGCAGACCAAGTGGGTCAACGAGCTATAACCATTACCAATATGATACGAACCGGAGAATACGATGCCTAACGTAAACGGAAAGAAATACCCCTACACCCCTGCGGGAATGGCAGCAGCTAAGAAAGCCAAGGCTGTTAAGAAGAAAGCCCCACCCAAGAGGAAGTAGCATGGGTCTCTACAGTAACATCAACGCGAAGAAGAAGCGGATTGCAGCAGGTAGCGGCGAGACCATGAGAAAGGTCGGCAGTAAAGGCGCACCTACAGCCAAAGCATTCAAGCAAGCTAAGAAGACCGCGAAGAAAAAATGAACCTAGACATAAGTCTCCTTGAGTGGCAGAAAGAAGTTTGGAACGACCCTACGCGTTTCAAAGTAGTTGCTGCGGGTCGCAGGACGGGCAAGTCCCGTCTCGCGGCTTATCTTTTAATAGTCAACGCTTTGAAGTCAGACAGGGGTCAGGTGTTCTATGTAGCACCCACACAAGGCCAAGCAAGAGATATTATGTGGAATCTCCTTATGGAGATAGGCCGCCCCGTCATTGAAAACTCTCATGTCAACAACATGCAGGTTCGATTGGTCAATGGGACAACTATCAGCTTGAAAGGCGCTGACCGACCTGAGACAATGCGCGGCGTAAGTCTCAAGTTTCTTGTCTTGGATGAATACGCGGACATGAAGCCCGATGTATGGGAGCTAATACTACGACCTGCGTTGACAGACTTGAAAGGCGATGCCTTATTTATCGGGACACCAATGGGTAGAAATCATTTCTATGAACTCTACAAGCAAGCTAGTTTAGGCGAAGATCCCACCTACAAGGCATGGCACTACACAAGCTACGATAACGACTTACTAGATAAAGAAGAGATAGATGCAGCAAAAAAGTCCATGTCCTCCTTCGCGTTTCGCCAAGAGTTTATGGCGTCTTTTGAAGCGCGTGGCTCTGAGATGTTTAAAGAGGAGTGGGTTCACTTCGATGACGAAGAGCCTGACACAGGAGACTACTACGTCGCCATTGACCTCGCGGGCTTTGAGGAGGTAGGAAAGGCTAAGTCCAAGAATAAAAAGCTTGACAACACTGCTATTGCCATTGTAAAGGTAGGAGAGTATGGTTGGTGGGTGAAGGATATAATCTGTGGTAGGTGGGAGTTGAACGCCACTGCGGAAAAAATATTTCAGATAGTCAGAGACTATCAGCCCGTATCAGTTGGTATAGAGAAGGGCATTGCCCGACAGGCTGTCATGTCGCCGCTTACTGACCTGATGAAGAAGTATCAGAACTTCTTTCGCGTTGAAGAGTTAACGCACGGGAACAAAAAGAAAACCGACAGGGTTATGTGGGCGTTGCAAGGTAGATTCGAGAACGGTATCTGCAATCTCAATAAGGGAGAGTGGAACATTCAATTCATGGATGAGATCTTTCAATTCCCTGACGCCTTAACCCACGATGACATGGTAGACGCTTTAGCCTATATAGATCAATTGGCTAAGGTGTCTTACTCATACGACTTTGAAATAGATGAGTTTGACGTAATCGACTCAGTAGCGGGATATTAAGATGCTCGAATCCAACGAAGATAAGTTTGGCATAGAAGAGACTCTTGAGTCATGGGTAATGGAGAAGTGCCGCGATTGGCGTGACCATTACGAGACTAACTACGAAAAGAAGTTTGATGAATACTACCGTCTGTGGCGTGGCATCTACTCTAGCGAAGACCGTAACCGCGATTCCGAACGATCACAGATTATATCCCCTGCCCTTCAACAAGCCGTAGAGTCCTCAGTCGCAGAGATTGAAGAAGCTACGTTTGGTCGTGGTAGGTTCTTTGATATGAAGGACGACATCTCTGACCAAGAGAACCAAGACGTAGTCTACCTTCGCGAAAAGCTTTTGGAAGACTTCAAAGCTAACAAAATTCGCAAGGGTGTGGCTGAGTGTTTAATCAACGCAGCCGTTTTTGGTACAGGTATAGCAGAGATTGTCTTAGAAGAAATCAAAGAGATGAAACCTGCCACCCAACCTATCATGGATGGGCAGCTACAAGCGGTAGGTGTGAACATCTCAGATCGCACAGTTGTTAAGCTGCGGCCTGTGTTGCCTCAAAACTTCTTGATTGACCCCGTTGCTGTGGACGTAGACAGCGCATTAGGTGTAGTGATTGATGAATTCGTCTCACCACACGCCATAGAACAGCTACAAGAGAAGGGTGTCTACAAAAATGTACCCTTTAACTTCGCGTATCCTGACACAGACTTAGATCCTGACCACGAACTTACCACGCAACCTACCGATAAGACTCGTCTTACCAAGTACTACGGACTTGTTCCCCGCTACTTACTTGAGAGTGACGAGGACTACGAAGAGGTTGAAGAGCTAGTAGACAGCGAGGAAGAAGAAGGCTTCTATGTTGAAGCAATCGTAGTCATAGCTAACGGTGGTACTCTGCTGAAAGCGGAGAAGAACCCGTACATGATGCAAGACCGCCCTGTCGTGGCGTTCCCTTGGGACATCGTACCTTCTAGGTTTTGGGGTCGTGGCGTATGTGAGAAAGGTTACAACTCACAAAAAGCATTGGACGCTGAGCTTAGAGCTCGCATCGATGCACTCGCGCTAACAGTCCACCCAATGATGGCTATGGACGCAACTCGCCTTCCTCGCGGGGCAAAGCCTGAAGTAAGACCGGGAAAAATCATTCTAACCAATGGTAATCCTTCTGAAGTCTTACAGCCATTTAACTTTGGTCAGGTTAATCAGATTACCTTCGCGCAAGCAGGTGAGCTACAACGAATGGTGCAGACCTCCACGGGAGCAATAGACTCTGCGGGTGTTGGTGGTTCGATCAATGGCGAAGCTACCGCAGCGGGAATCTCTATGTCCCTCGGCGCTGTGATTAAACGCCACAAGCGAACTCTGATTAATTTCCAAGACTCGTTTTTGATACCGTTCATTACCAAGGCTGCACACAGGTACATGCAGTTTGAGCCTGAGTTATATCCGGTAGCGGATTATAAGTTTGAGGTTACTTCTTCTCTCGGTATTATCGCGAGAGAATATGAGGTTACACAATTGGTTCAGCTTCTACAAACTATGTCTCCTGAGTCTCCGCTATATCCTGCGTTGATTCAATCT